CACTACTATATTTAGCCTATATGTATAGGCTGGCCGCCTATACACTAAATAATAATTTAATACCAGCCCCTAATATGGGGGGCTGGTTATATAATTTACATAGTGGGTAAACCCACTACATAATATAAAATATTTATATACAATAGTGGGATAACCCACTATATAAATTAAACTATATATGTATATGGTGGGTTATTAGATATATAGTTACACATCTAAATAATTTATATTTTTTTCAAAATACCCCTTGACAAACAAAAAAATCTATGATACATTTTAGCCATAATCAAATCAAGCGTCGATAGATTGCTCCAGCTGACCGAGGCGGATATAAGCGATCGCTTGAGGCAACGCTTGACAGTATATGAGCAAGGACGGTCATTTTGTTACGTAAGTTACACGCTCGCAAGAAAGAATCTACCGGGGATGGATCCGGCTACAGGTTTCTTTTTTGCGGGCGTTTTTTATTTGGCGATCAGCCGGAAAGGGGGCAGACATGAGCAGTGAATTTTACGAAGTAAAACAAACTATTACATGTGTCGAAGATATGCCCCCAGTAGCTCGAGATATCATAAAGAATTACTGCGATGTGTGGGGATTCGATGAATTTAATCTAACGCCCAACGTCTGGCGAGATGTATTGACTGAGTTAAGAATAAAACTGTTTGAGCCATGTAAGTATACGTATGTAGAGAAAACTACTTCCGGTGGTTATGATATACCAAGTGTAGAGTGGATCTATAATAATATATATAAACGTATATGCGATATGCACAATAAAGAGTGTAGTATACATGGTTTTGTCACAATGGTGGGTATTGGTAAAGATCAGCTGTATAGATGGCAAAATGGAGAATATCTAAGTGGCCGCCACAGCGATTTGTTGAATACTATAAGAGATGACAACGAGGATAGCCTCTTCGGCTTGATGCAGCAGATCAGAAACCCTGTTGGAGTTCTTGCAAAGCTAAATAAGAATCACGGCTGGAACCTACCCGGAGCAGGCAGAACCAATGAAACAAAACCTGTTATTTCTGCATCAAACCTGCCAACGGTGGAAGAACTCCAGAGAATAGATCAGCCCGGAATAGAGCAAAACACAACATATAGTGTTGACAATGGTAGCACACACAATATATAGTGGTTCGTCTCTAGGCTAAACCGGAGTTTATCACAGAGAGTTTTTAGAACATATGTTCGAGTGCGCCGGGTGCGTTATAAACTGCTGACCCCCGCCCACCCCTTATGGTGGCGGCAGCCACACCCCCCCCACTAAGTCCCAAAAATATTCTCCAAAACAAAAGTGGGTTTACTGAAAGGAAATTATAACATGAAACGGATCAGAGTGCAAGATTTAATGCTGCTAAAGCTACATGGAGTAAAGGTTGTTCACATCGTATTTGGTTTGTGGGCTGTGCCGGAAGTTGTGAAAATACGAGGTAGCAAGGTAAAGCATTCAAAATATAGGCTGTATAGGCTTGAGTGAGGAGATACGAGATGACAGGAAACGAGTACCAAGAGTTGGCAATGAGGACAAATGATGGCTGCGGAACTGATAGGCTTGCAGGCATGGTAGTAAACGCTAAGAAGGGGGCCTGTGATGCCGGGGGACTAATAAATGGATGTCTGGGGCTTGCAGGGGAATCCGGAGAGACGTTGGACATGGTAAAGAAATGGATTTTCCATGACAGCGAACTAGACAAAGACCATTTGAAGAAAGAATTAGGTGACGTCATGTGGTATGTAGCCATGATATGTTACGCTATGGGATTTGATCTTGATGATGTGATGCAGACAAACATTGACAAGTTAAAGGCAAGATACCCGGGTGGATTTGACACATATCGTGCAAATCATCGTGAGAGAGGTGATGTGTAATGGCAGAAGTGCAAAGTTTTTTGCTTGGTGACGATACAGCGAACATTCAGCAGTTTGTTGCGGATAAATCGAGTATTCGTGTAGATGATCCGGTGAATCATCCATCACATTATGAGACAGGAAAATTTGAGTGTATAGATGTGATGGTAGAAACAATGGGGATTGACGCAACAATGGAATTTTGTGTGTGCAATGCTTTTAAGTATCTGTATCGTCACAAGAGAAAGAACGGCATCCAAGATTTGGAAAAGGCAAAATGGTATATTGAAAAATATATTGATTTGCAATCGGTGAAAAATGAAAATAGGTCATAAAGATATTGACGATGAATGCACGAAATGTGGACAAATGCTTGAATGCAAATTGTTCCGTCAAGGGCATGGAATTGGATTAGAAAGAGAAAACGTAACTGAAATGTTAAGGTGCCAATTTAGGCACGAAAGGGAGAAGCATAATGATACAGATGTTAAATCAAGTAGTTAGGCTGCTTTTGTTGATCCATGAAGAGAATCTAAGTATTATGGCGGCGGTGTTTCAGAAAGATGTTGCGGACAATATCGCAAAAGAAGCAAACGGTAGTGTAAGAGAGATTTTATTTGGAGAAGAAGCAGATACTACGGCACGTCAGCCCCCGGAAGATGAAGAGACTCCCGAGGAAAAATAAACGTGTCACAAGCGTTCAGATAATAGCAGACTACTATTATCTGTTGCCCGGGTTGGCTTTGCAGGTTCGAATCCTGTGCCGGGTAATTGCCATTTTTTGGCATATCTTATACGGGTTTCATGTTGACTGTGTAGGATAGTCCTTTCTCCACCTAGCGGAATGCTGTTAAGGACCGTCACAAGGTCCGGGTGGTGTTTGTGAAATTCAAACTGGGATTTTTCGTTTCTTTTTTCCTCCCAGCAGTTATAGTCTGCACTCCATAAAAAGACAAACTTGAGTGTTTGTTGGTGGTCTGAACAGGGAAACCGCATACCCTCCCATTGACTTTGATTCATGTTGGTTGTCATTTTCCCATGTGCGGTAGTGGGTTCGAGTCCCACACAGACCAATCTGCAAGGTATAACCCAAAATACTTTGTAGTTGTCAACGGATAACCTCCAATTATCTGATTGTAAGGGACATTGGATTGCTTGAAGTTGCTACTGCCTTTGCAACGGATGGTATTGCGGATCGTTTTCGCAAGTCCCTTTTAAGTAACTGTAAACAGTGCATATACAATATGTATGTGCAATTTTTTATAAGTGGGTGACATATGAAAAGTAAAATTTCACAATTTATTTACAACAAACTTACGAAAAATAAAACAAAAATTTTGATGTTTGCAATCTCCTTTGATTATGAAAAATATAAGAAAAACGGAGAAAAGGGATCATGTGATTTGTGCGCACATCCTGCACTTTTTGAAGATGAGAATTTCAAGAAAATGGCAGAAGATTTAGTGGATTATGTACGTGCCAACCATGATATGGAGAAATTTACACATTTGTAGAAAGAATTTTTATGAGAGAAAAAGCTATAAACGGTAAATACATAGGCAATGCAATTGGATATTGTCATTGTGATGCTCATAAAGGGGCATTGAACAGGGAACTGGCATATAAGCATAAATGCCTTGCAAAACGCTGTAAATGGCTTGAGAAATACAATGAAGATGTGTGGAGACCAAAAGAAAAGTGTTTTAGAAGATAACCGACCGGGAAGAGTGTTCCGGCCGCTAACCTGTAAAAGTTTTAAGGCAGAGGTAGAATACCTTTGCTTTTTTGAAAGTGAGGTATTTTATGCCAAGCGAAGAATTAAAAAAAGCAGTAAGCAGTTATGAACAGTTTATAAAAACAAATGGAATAAGTGATGGAATCATAAAGGCTTATTTGCAGGCCGTTAAAGTTGCTGTCGAGACTGAAAAAGAATCTAAGTATGGTCTATATATTTCTGCACGTGTAAAGCAATTGATTGAACAATATGTGTTTTCGCAGTCAAGGTGCAGCGTGTGGGATTTGGAAAAGTATGCTTTTGCAAGAAAAGAAAAATATGCAATTATAGATACATATTATGAGATTCTTCTAATCGAAGCACGACTGAATATTGTAGATAGTGCCTTGCAGTATTTGGAGAAAAACAGAGAGCCAAGAGAACGGTTTTATATGCCTAAGCGAAAGTGCTTTATGCGCATAGGGCTTGTAGAAGCGTTGCAAGGTATAATAGATGATAAATACGACATATTATGTATCAGTATGCCGCCAGGAACAGGAAAAACAACAATAGAGAAGTTTTTTCACGCATTGGTTGCAGGGTGGTATCCAAACGACTTTAGCTTGTTTTACTCGCATAGTGGCGATATTACACGAATGTACTACGATGGAGTGTACGATATTGTCACCAACTCGCAAGAATATACATGGGGTGAGATATTTCCAGATCTACAAGTTAGTGGAACGAATGCAAAGTTAGAGCAATTTAATGTTGGTAAATATAAACCGTTTCCGTCTATACAATGTACTTCTGTAGGCAGTAAAAATGCAGGAAAAGTACGTGCGTCCAAACTCTTGCTAATTGACGATATGATCGGTGGCATAGAAGAAGCTATGAATCCAAATACGTTGGATAAGCTGTGGGGAAAGTATAGCGTAGATGCACGTCAGAGAAAAACAAATGATTCGAATGATAGGCCATGTAAGGAGCTCCATATTGCTACAAGATGGAGCGTACATGATGTAATTGGCCGAGTGCAGAGAGCATACGAGGGAAATCCTAGAGTAAAGATAATCGCTGTGCCGGATATTGATCCGAAAACGAAAAAAAGTAATTTCGATTTTGAGTTTGGCGGTTTTACGGTAGAATTTTTCGCAGATCAACAGTTGCTTATGGATGATATATCCTACAGATGCCTATACAAGCAGCAGCCAATTGAACGAGAGGGATTATTATTCCCAAGTGAAAAACTTAGAAGATATATGAATTTGCCGCATGGTGAAGCAGAGATCATAACAGCACAATGCGATACAAAGGGAAAAGGTACTGATTACTTTGTAATGCCTGTATTTGCACGATATGGGGATGATTATTATTGCATAGACTGCGTATGTGATAATGGAGCAGATTATGAAATGCAATATGAAAATTCTGCAAACTTGCTTGTTAGAAATAATGTGCAAGACTGCGAATTTGAATCAAACTCTGGTGGTGATCGAGTTGCACGAGAAGTAAATAAAAGAGTTGAAGAAAAGGGTTGGATCTGCAACATAACGGATGCTCCAACAGAGACAAACAAAGAAGCAAGAATATTTCAGTGTTCGTCTTGGATTTTACAGCACATTATTTTTAAGGACCCGGACAATTATAAACCAAACGATCCGTATGGAATTATGATGTCGCTGTTGACAAGATATTCTGTATCTGGGAAAAAGCAGTTAGACGATGTTCCAGATGTTTTGTCAAACTTTGCCTTAAGAGTAACAGAAGTAAAGAAAAAAAGAACTGCAAATATTCTATCGAGTATGATTTAGAAGAAAGTGAGGGAGTTACAATGAGTACAATTGAGTATCTGATGCAAATATCAAAGATCAACTGTATTATCAACAACAAATTATCGGAAATTGCAGAAATGCGTCAAATGTCGCAAAGCATTACTGGATCTTCTGGCGGTGAGCGAGTACAAACAAGCCCAGAACCCGACAGAATAGGTGCTATATGCGCTAAAATTGATGAAATGGAACGAAAAGTCGATGCTTTGATTGATGAATACTACGATAAAAAGCAATATATATTAAGGCAGTTGGAAAGCTTAACGCTTATGCACTATAAAATCCTTTATATGGCATTTGTGAAAGATAAGACTCTATTTGAAATAGCAGATGAAATCGGATATACAGAAAGACACACAACAAGAATTTACAGTGAAGCACTAAGAGAGTTTGAGGAAAGATACGGAAACTGCTATAGGTCTTGAAATGTCCGTAAATGTCCGTAAATGTCCGTAAATGTCATTGAATGTCATAAAATACTGTTATATAGTGTAAATGTGAAAGAGTTTAAGAACTCACTTTCTCATACATACTCCTGTGTATGCTCCCGCAATTTTGTGGGAGCATTTTTTGAAAGGAAAAATAATGGGCAAAACAATATATTGTCCTGCTTGTGGTCGAAAAGTCGCAACGTGGGACGGAAAATCAAAAATAAATAAGATTGCACGATGCAGAAAGTGCAACAAAAAAGTAATTTATGACATAGAAAATCAAGAAACACGGTTAGAGAAGTTGCCGGAACGGCAATCATCTAGCGGTGCTGTTTTTATTTAGAGAGGTGTAAACAGTGGCAAGACATATGCGTGGTCGAACAATGATAACAACAGATGAAGTTGTTATTGACGAATCAAATATCTTGGATGTGCTAAGAAGATCACACGCTTTGCATGTAAAAAATGCAAATGACATCGAATATTTGATTAACTACGAAAAGGGAGATCAACCACTCCAACGAAAAAAAACTTACAGACCGGATATAGATTGCCAGTGCAGCGACAATGTGGCAAATGAAGTCACAGAGTTTAACACAGGGTTTAAGTGGGGAAACGCAATAACGCTTGTGCAGACTGGAGACGGTTCGGATGAAGAAATATCAGAAGCTGTATCAGAATTAAACAAGCAGTATGCAATGGCTAGGATCAGAGCGAAAACACAAGAGTTGGGTAGATATGTAGAAATCTGTGGTATTTGCAACGTCTATGTTGATATTAACATGGAATGGAGAAAAGGAAAGCCACTTTTTGAATTAGATGTGTTAGATCCTAGAAGTTCATTTGTTGTAAGATCGAGTTATTATCCGGACAAAAGAATCATGCTTGGCGTCACATACAGGCATGACAGCATTTCCGGAAACACATATTACACTTGTTACACAAAAGACCAAAGATTTGAGGTTGTAAATCTACAGTCGGAAGTAACATCACCTAGCAAGTGGGCGCACATGGAAAGAAGCGGTGAAGAAAATCCGCTTCATATTGTTCCAATAACAGAATATATCAGATCTTATGACCGAATGGGGGCATGGGAAAGATATATTGATGAGATGGACAATTTGAACTTGCTAATATCTGACTTTACAAACGATGTAGAGCAGAATACGCAAGCAATGTGGCATACGAACGATGTAGATTTTCCTGTTATAGAAACAGAGACGGAAAGCGGTGAAAAGGTTGAAGAAGTAAGAAAGCCAAAGTCGGGAGAATGGTTGCAGACATATACCAATCCAGACGGAAATACACCTTTTGTAAAGCCACTTGCCATTGATTACGATTATCCGGGTATGTTGGAAAACATACAGTATAGAAGAGCAATTATTTTGCAGAAATGTAATGTTCCTGCAAGAAATGACAATACATCTGGAGCAACTGGAGTAGCTATGAGTGATGCAACAGGATGGTCACACGCAGAATCAGCGGCGGCAAAACAACAGTTGATCACTGATTCTAACAAATTGGATGAGGTGGAAATTGTATTATCTGCGATCAGAGAAAATCCAAACACTCCGCAGGACAGTCCGTTAAGGGACTTAACAACAGCGGATGTAGAGCCAAGTATTAAACGTCAAAAGACCTATGAGTTATCGACAAAATGCAATTCCATCGCAACACTGATAAATACTGGCGTAAACGGAAAAGATGTTTTCAACACAATACCTTTGTTTGACGATCCTAACGAAGTTTGGGAAAACAGCAAAGAAACGATAGAAAAGAATCAAAATCAAAATGCAGAAAACAAAGAACAATATAATCCTAAGAACGACAGGATTATGAGCGATTTGTCCGATCAAGTGGAAAATAGTCCGTTGATTGACAAGAGCAGAACGGAAAAGTGATGCCTATGACAAGTAGATTTGATAAGCTGAATAATTTGTCGATGGACTATTCAAAATATTTTGGAGAGATGGCATTGACAGATGAGCAGAAGAAACAACGGATTGCATTTTCGAAACAAATGGAAGATGTGATGTTGTTTCTTTTTGAGTTATTGGACGTAATGGCAGACTTTGGGAGCAAAGACGAAGAATACGTCAAGAAAGAAATTGCAACGCGTTATTTGAGTGTTCTGATGGCTTACACGGCTATTGATGATTTCTTCAAAATGTATGCCGATTATTTTGCAGAAGAAACATTGAGAACAACATTAGAAAACATAGATGCCGAATGGATCACATCTAATGACAGGGCAAGGCTAATCGCAGAAAATGAAGCAAATACATCATTAAACAGAGTTGACTATATAAACGCTGTTGCAAGCGGAAAAACAAGAAAACAATGGATCACCATGAAAGATTATCGAGTAAGGAAAACGCATCAAGTGATTGACAATAAGGTGCTGCCGATTAACGGAGTATTTATTGTTGGTGATAGCATGATGTACTTTCCGAAAGATACATCTTTAGGAGCAGACATGAAAGAAATAGCAAATTGCAGATGCTCCGTTAAATATTTATGAAATTAAGCCTAAGCGAAAGCAAGGGCTTTTTTATTTGGTGCAGAGAAGCACCCAAAAAAACACAAAATACAGAGAAGTAAAAACACAAAGAAAGTAAGAGGTAACCAAAATGAGTGAAACAATTGATGTAACGACAACAGAAAAAAATGATCCAGCTGTAGAAGAGCAGGCAAAAAATGATAATGAAGAGACTCTAACAGTGGAAGAACTTATGGCGCAGTTAGCAGAGGCTAAAGCGACAGGAGCAAAGCAGAAACAGGCATTAGACAAGGCTCTTAGAGAAAAAGGAGAAATCACTAAGGCTTTAAGAGCAAAGCAGACAGCGGAAGAACGTGCTACAGAAGAGAAAGAAGAGGCAGAAAGACTGCAACGTGAGAAGTATGAACAGGTTGAAAAAGAACTGAATCATATGAAAGCAGTATCGGCTTATAAGAGTTTGTCTACTGAAAAAGCGGTTGAGAACCTGATTGATGCAATCTCTGATGGAGATCACAATGCAGTCGCTGCATTGATTGAAAACGAAGTGAAATCGGCAGTTGCTAAAGCAGAAGCAGAGTGGAAGAAATCACGCCCAAGAGTAAATGTTGGCGGATCATACACTGGCATGACCAAAGACCAGATTATGCAGATTGAAGATCGTGCGGAGCGAAGAAAAGCAATTGCTATGAATCAAGAATTATTTTGCTAGGAGGTAGAATATGGCAGCAGAAGAGAATTTGATTAAGAAAGAAGATCTCAAGAGAGCAAGAGAGATCGAGTTTGTGGAAAGATTTGGATATTCCGTCAAGAAGCTGATGGAAGCACTTGGAGTAACAAGAAAAATTCCAAAAACATCCGGAACAATGTTAAAGACGTATAAAGCGTCCGGAACTCTGGTAGATGGAAAAGTAGCAGAGGGAGATTTGATTCCTTTGTCTCATTACAAAGTAGATCCGGTTTCCTACAAGGAGATTGCATTGCAGAAGTGGAGAAAAGCCACATCGGCAGAATCGATCATCGAAAAAGGTTACGATCAGGCAGTGGAAATGACAACGGATGAAATGCTTAGAGACGTACAGAGAGGAATTAAGAAAGAATTTTTCGATTTCCTTAAAACGGGTACAGGAACAGCAACAGGAGTTGGTTTCCAGCAGGCATTAGCACAGGCATGGGGACAGTTGCAGGTTCTTTTTGAGGATGACGAGATTGAGCCTGTATTTTTCATGAATCCGCTTGATGTTGCTGATTATCTTGGCCAGGCAAATATTACCATTCAGAACGCATTTGGTATGCGCTATGTGGAAGATTTCCTGGGATTAGGAACGGTTGTTTTTGCCAAGTCCATCGACGAGGGGAAGGTCTATGCAACTGCTAAGGATAATATTGTGTTGTATTACATTCCTGTAAACGGTGCTGGATTGGACGAGGGATTTGTATTTAGATCAGACAGCACAGGACTTATTGGTATTCACGAAGAGGCAGATTACGATCACATGACAGTGAAAGATGTTGTTGCATCTGGAATCACTATTTTTGCAGAAAGAATTGATGGAGTGGTTATATCAACCATTACACAGGCAGAGGGTACTTCTGTAACTGGCGAAGATACTAAAAATACGGGAGCATAATAATAAGGAGTGGACAAATGTATAAAGTAATACATTTTTTCACAGACTTACAGGATAATTCACACCCTTATAACGTGGGAGAAACATTCCCACGTGAGGGTGTTTCAGTAACAGTAGAAAGACTGGAAGAGTTATCGGGCAAGCATAATTTGCAGGGAAAACCACTTATACAACTTGTAGATGATTTTTCGAAATATATGAATGCCCCGGAAGAAACTGTGGAAAACAACTCATATTCAAAGGATGAAATTGCCAAAATGCCAGTTGCTAAATTGAGAGAACTGGCAAATGAAAAAGGTATTGATAGTGCAGATAAAAGCAAATCAGAATTGAAAAAGATTTTGATGGAAATTTAGAGGTGATCGTAAATGGATGAATACACCATACTTGAGCAAGTGAAGATTCGCTTATTGCATTATAAGGTGAGTACAATCGAGGGTGAAGATGTGGTTGTATTCGATCATAAAAACGAGAACTTGTTACTCGAACAACTTATAAAGCAAGCGAAGCAAAAAATCAAAGAAATCCGAAAGTATCCATCGAATTATACAGATGAAATGATAGAAAAAGATCTGAATAACTATGAAAACATAGTTGTTGATGCGGTTGTTTACTATAGATCGCAGGCTGGAGAGTCTTTCATGAAATCATATACTGAAAATGGAATATCTAGGACTTGGATTGACAGCGGAAAGTTGTTCGATACTGTACTTCCAATATCGCATATTAGCTAAAAAAATCTGATTTTATCAGTTTTTAGAAGATTGTGCGTTATCGTATTGCTAATGCAGGTAATATGATAGCAGGCGGCACACACTAAAGGGTGGTGGGCGGTGTGCCAAAAAAAAGAAAGGCGGTATATGATTATGACGATAGAAATTTCGACAGCAATCATTATAAGCGTTTTATCTCTTGGTTTTTCCGTCTTTATGGGTATGAAGAACAGCAAGCGAACTGACAAAAAAGATATCGAAGAACGTGTTAGAGAAAACACCAGAATAAACATGAAGTTGGACAATATCAATTCGACAACGCAAGATATAAAGTCAGAGTTGTCTAGTGTTCGTACAGACATCCAAAGGCATAATGACAAAATCATTATTTTGGAACAGAGCTGTAAGCAGGCACATAAAAGAATTGATGAGTTAAACATCCGATTAAACATGAATGAAGATGATGAGGTGAAGGCTTATGAAAAATTGGAAAAGTTGGGCAAAGGCCGCAACGATTAGAGCAGTAAAGACAATTGCACAGACTGCGGTTGGTGTGATTGGAGCAAGCACAGTGTTAAGCGGTGTTGATTGGAAAGTGGTTGTTTCTTCTGCGATTCTTGCAGGTGTTGTTTCAATGCTGACAAGTATTGCAGGACTTCCAGAGGTAGAGGACAATGCTTGAAATCAATAAGCAGGAAATGAGATATTCAAAGCAGGGAGAACGAGTTACCATCTACAAACGTGATGAAAAAGGTAACATTGTGTATGAATCTTATAAAGATTCAGCAAGTGGTTCTGTGATTTATTACACAGATGAAGATGGTAACAAAATACCAAAAATCCTAGGAGAAAAAGTTGGTTTTTCAGAGCCAACTTATTTTTATGCAAATATCAGCAATAAGCTAAGCGAAGTATTAGTAAAAGAGTTTGGTATTGATGATTCGTCAACATATGTTCAGATTGTCACAGATAAAGGTGAACTGCCAATAAAGGCAGGGGACGTTGTTTGGAAACAATCAGATCCTACTTATACGGAAGATGGGCTTGTTGATGAAAAGAGTGCTGACTATGTATGCAAAGGCGTTGCTGATGAGGGATTGACGGTTGATTTGTTTTTACTGCAAAAGAATGTCAAATAGGAGAAGCGATGAAAACAATCAGTTTCGGCTTAAGCCAAAAATCCATACAAAATGCAATCAAGGAACTGCAAAAACTAAAGCAGGAACTTAGAAAAAAGACAGATCAGCTTGTCAAGGGATTGACCGAAGTTGGAATACCTGTGATCGAAAACAATATGCAGAAAGCAAATTACACATACGATTCAAAAGGTGTGCGCAGCGGTTCTGACACAGAACATTATACGCACGTAAAAATCAATGCGTTTGATACCAAATCAATTGCAAATTTGATCGTAGAGGGAAAAGAGGTTTTGTTTATTGAATTTGGAGCAGGTGTTTATTACAACGGATCAGCTGGAGCGAGTCCGCATCCAAAAGGACAGGAATTTGGATTTTTAATAGGTTCATATGGAGCAGGTCATGGACAGCAAAAAGTTTGGGGTTACTATGACGAAACTGGAGAACTGGTAATGACGCATGGTGTTGAAGCAACAATGCCATTGTTTAAGGCAGAGCAGAAAATCATAGATGAATATGTGTCTGTTGCAAAGAGGGTGTTTAGCAAATGAACGAGTTGAATTTGTGGGCATTAGAATTTGAAGATACAGTATTTAGTCTTTTTTCTTATGCCTACAACAAAAAATTTAAGAAGAAATACAAAGATTTATACATAACACAAGATGAAGAACAAGACGGTACGGCAATTTTCCCGACTGTACTTGTAAAACAGATTGATTTTAGAGAAGTTGGAAGAGATATTTCCGGGAATACAATAAACGGAATAGGTCCAACATTTCAAGTGACCATTTCTTACAAGGGAGATAGGGAAAACTTGAAAGAACTCTCAAATTATGCAGTTATGTTTTTTAAGTCGAAGAAATTTGGTGTTTCAAATGTTTTTTATAACATTTCAAACAAAATACGCACTGCAACATTTAGGGCATCTAGGGTTGTGGGAGCAAATGACACATTAGTATAGTACCGGGCGTACATTTTGAGTGCGCTCGCTGACCACAAAAAGTTTAGTGGTAGAAAGAGAGGTAAAAATGGCTGATGCAGGCATTAGCACATTAGGTGTGCAGTTTGGCTATGCGGTTGAAACAACGGCAGGAACAAAGCCAACAACTTTTAAACAGCTAACAAGAATTAATTCCATTCCGGGAATTACTATCGAACCAGAACAAATTGATGCGTCTGCTTTGGAGGACAAGGTAACACGATACGTAAAGGGTCGTGCTGACACTGGCGGCGCAATTGCCGTTGTAGTAAACATTACAACGGAAACGGTAAAAGAATGGGAAGAGCTTATCAGTGCTTATCAGGCAGCTACTGGTGGTCTTAGAATGTGGTTTCAGTCATATGTTCCAGGACTTAACAAGTCGTTCTTCTTCGTTGCGCAGCCGCCAGAACTTATTCCGGAACCAGAATTTACGCAGAACGAATTACTAACAATCGAAATGAATTTGACGATTGAAGAGTATATCGGTCTTGGAGATGCAGTTACTCTTCCTGTTGAGGCAGCATCGGGGGAATAACTGACCATTCGTCAGAAACAACAGAGGCTGTGACGAATGGTGAACAAAACGCCAAAACAGCCAATATGGATTATTCATCTTATTTGAATGATTCGGAAAAATAACAGTAAAAGAAAGGGCGGTCTACGGACTGCCCCTTTCCAGTATAAATACTGGGGAAAGGTTAGGAAAAAATGTATAAAACAATTAAAGTAGATGGAAATGATTATAAGTTACAGTATTCAGTAGAAGCGGCAATGTACGATGAGTGTACGGCAAAAGTCATTACTTTAATGACGGCTATTGGAGATGAGAAAGAAGATGAAGAAAATCTTAAAAGTAAAATCAAAGAGATTTCAAGTATCCCTAATTTGGCAGTATCTATGTTTTATGCGGCACTTTTACAGCACCATGGAACAGAAGCAGGGGATGGAACTGTAAGAAGCATTTCAGAAGCAAAAAACATTTTAGCGAGATATATTTTAGAAAATGATAGCGACTTTTTCAGCGTTGTAAATATGTTGCTTGAGCAGATGGGAGAAGATGGTTTTTTCAAACTGATCGGACTGGAGAAGATGATGCAGTCCGAGGAGGAGCAGAAAAAGGAAATGACCAAGAAGAATTAACATTCGCACAGCAAATCGAAAAGAATCTTTTGCCTGCGGCATTGAAATCAGGAATAACGCATAAGGAATTTTGGCAAATGACGCCAAAAGAAATAAAAATGCAAATAGACGTGTATATTGAGACAAAAGAAGAAGAATACAAAGCAAAAGAACATGAATGTTGGTTAAACGGTATGTACGTTTTACACGCCTTGGGTGCGGCATTTACCAAAAAGGATTACCCAAAAGATCCGTTAAAAGAAGAAAAAGACGGAAAGACAAAAGAAGAAAAAGCAAAAAACAAAAAGAAAAAAATGTTAGATTTGTATGTTGCTCAAATGCTTATCAGACAGGCTAACTTTAATTTGAGTAAAAAGAAAGAGAGTGATAGCAATGAAGAAACAGCATGACGTAAGAATTGACAGATCAAAACTGCATCCATGGCTTGACTACAAACTTACTGTATTGTTAAAAAAATGTGCTAAAAAGGGGATTTATCTCATCATCACAGAGGGATTCCGCACAAAGGAACACCAAGATCGGTTGTATGCAAAAGGACGCACAAAGCCGGGCAAGGTAGTGACGAATGCAAAAGGAAGTACATACTCTAGTCAGCATATGTGGGGCATTGCGTTTGATATTGCGATTCAGTACAAAAAGGATCTGTATGACATTAATACGATCAAGAAAGTAGCAAAAATTGCTAAAAGTATTGGTCTTGGATGGGGTGGAGATTGGAAAACAATTGTAGATACTCCACATTTTTATCTGCCGAAGTGGGGAAGTACAACAACGGAGTTGAAGAAGATTTATAAAACTCCGGATATGTTCAAGAAGTCTTGGGCAAAGAAAGTAACAAGAGATAAGGGATTGTTACTATGGAAAGCAACAACTAAGCTGACAGGAAGTTACTTACGAATCCCTAAATCTGCAAAAGTAGAGGTTTTATTCGTAAAAACGGATAAATGGTATGCTAAAGTACGATACAAGGGAAAAGTAGGACACGTAAACAAGAAATATTTAGGTTAAAGAAAAGCGCACCTTTATGGTGCGCTATTTTTTTGAAGTGTGAGGTGCGAGAATGCCAGAATTAGATAGTTTAGAATTAAAAGTAGAAGCAGATGCCAAAAAGGCAGACTCTGCACTCGACAGCCTTATTGAAAAACTGCAAAATTTATCAAAAACATTAGGCGGTGTCAACACAAATAACATAAAGAATATTGCAAGTGCAATAAACGGAGTGACAAAAAGTAACGGAATAAAGATTGCGCAAAAGAGCGTTGATAATCTCAATAAATCAATAAAAAACATAGGAAAAGGTACAAAATCAAAAGACATTGAGATCATAAGAACAGATGGAGCAATAAAGAATCTTTCGGGCTTTGAAAACGCATTAAAAGAATTTGATTCATTTATCGAAGAATCTGGTAACAAGGTATCTAAGAATGGATTTTTAGATACTCCGTTGCAGAATCTGAAAGAGAATTTAGCGCAACTTAAAAAGCAATTTCCAGAAGCAAAAGAACTTATCCAGAGTTATCAAGAAGAGATTAAAATGATACAAAATATGCAGGCAAAGTCTGCAAGCACTGGAAATGCACAGAAGTTGAGCGGATATTCCATAGAAAATGCACAAAAAACATTAAATGCAGCACTTGGAAAAAGTATGCCGTCAGCAACGACAAAAAGTGTATCTGGAATGACAACAAAATTAAGTGGACTAAAAACCGCTTTATCAAGTGTTGCCAAAACAGCATCTGCCAATATGTTTAATAATTTTTCAAATGGCATAAATAAAGCAAAAACTGCATTAAGTGGATATATTAAAAATGCAATCAGATCAATAAATGTTTCTAAGGGGTTCAAAAGTATAGTCGGACACGTTAGAAATTTGTATTTTTCGTTCTCATCATTACGTGCAGTTAGCGGAATTTTGAAAAAGTCCATTACATCGGCAATGGATTACATAGAGGAATTTAACTATTTTCAGAATGCGATAGGGAAAATTGCGTCCGAAAATAAAGGTGATTATAAAAAATATGGATATACGGATGCTGAATCGTATGCAAATAGTTTTCAGACAAGGCTTACATCACTATCATCTAAAATGACAGGTTTTGACATAAGCAAAACTGGAGAATTGAGCAATAGCGGAAAGCAGAGTTTAGGTCTTGACGTAACAGAAGTAACTAATTTCCAGTCGAGAATTGCACAAATGACTAATTCTGTAGGAATGTTTGGAGAAGCATCTATTGTATCTGCAAAAGCACTTACAATGCTTGCCGGGGATATGTCATCATTAACAAATGTTGATTTATCAACAGTAATGAATAACTTTTCATCTGGTCTTTCCGGTATGTCCATGGCATTGAAAAAATATGGTATTGACATTACGAATGCAAGTCTTAAACAGTTAGCACTTAGTTTAGGAGTAAAGAAAAACATATCAGACATGACACAGGCAGAGAAAGAATATTTGCGTGTTATTGCTATGGTGCAGCAGTCTAAAGTATCATGGGGTGATCTAGCAAACACAATAAATCAGCCTGCGAACCAGTTTAGAATGCTTAAAACAAACATTTCCCAGTGTGGAATGATGCTTGGAAGATTGTTTATGCCGATGGTTGCAAAAGTATTGCCATGGCTTAATGCTATGACAGGTGCAATTAAAGACCTTATACAGCATATCGGAGATTTGTTTGGGATAAAATGGGCCAACAGCAAAAAGATGAATGCAGGAACTGATGATTCTGGATATACCGACATTGCGGATAGTGCTGATAATGCGGCTGATTCTATCGGAAATGCGACAGACAAGCAAAAGGAATTTAATAAGCAGCTACAAGGTTTTGATAAATTAAACAATCTTACATCATCAAAAGACAGCGGAAACAAAAAAGGCAACGGAAACGGTTCTGGTGCAGATGTAAGTGGTAAATTGTCAGATGCTCTTATCAAGGCAGTAGAGGGATATGAAAAGCGTTGGAATAAGGCGTTTAATGGTATGTCAAACAAATCTGACGAGTTAAAAAAGAAAATCGAAGATTTGTTTAAGGGTGCATGGCTTACAAATGATGGAACAGAAATCGGAAAAGCCGTTGCAAACGTATTAAATAAAGGCATAAACTGGGTAAATTCAAATACGTCCACTTGGACATCAGGACTTAAAAAGATTGCAACAATTATGGGTACTGCACTTAACGGTTTTGTATCTACTTTTAACTGGGATGGTCTTGGAAAAGCAATAGGAAACTCTATCAAGGGTGCGCTAGAAGCAACACAGACGTTTTTTGATACGGTAGACTGGACAAACCTTGGAAAAGGAATTTCAAAGACATTAAATGCGGCAATTAAAACCGGAGTAATTCAGCAGTATTTGAAAACTGCGGCATCCGTACTTAAAAGTGCCATCGAGACAGCATTTGGTGCAATAACGACATTTGATTTTGCAGGGCTTGGAAATGCTATTGGACAAGGTATCAATGATTTTATTTCAAAAATGAATGAAATAAACAAAAAGACTGGTCTTAATGGATGGCAAGAACTTGGAAAAACAATATCTGATGGTATAGGTGGAATATTGACATCTATAAACACAGCATTAAGTACAGTTGATTGGCAGTCAATTGGGGAATCAATTGGACAGTTTGTTGCCACCATAGATTTTTCCGACTTGGCAAGTAAGTTTGGAACGCTTCTTTGGAATGCAATTAAATCAGCATTTTCTTTGTTAAAAGGATTGATTAAAGAAGCACCGTTAGAAACCGCACTTATATCAGCATTTTCACTTTTTAAGTTAAGCGGAGTTGGGTCGGTAGTTGCTACTGTTTTATCACAGGCGATCGCTAAAAACCTTGCTGCAAAATTAGGTGTTGAAATAGCGGCAAATGAGGGTATAAAAACTGTGTTAAAAACTTCAATTGTGGATAAAATTGCAACGGCAATGAGCGGATTGTCGTTTACTGCAATATTAACTACGTTGGCCGGAGTTGTGGCAACAATTGGAGGAGCAGTTGTTGCTGTAACAAGTTTCTTTTCAATGTGGAAAGATGGTTTCAGTTGGCTTAAAGAAGCACTCATGGTAATTGGAATTGCCATAGCTGCGGTTGGTGCGGTTATATTAGGTGTGCCTGCTGGGATTGCGGCGGCAGTTGCGGCAGTTGTTGCCGGGGTTGCGACAGCAATAATTGTAGTGAAAGATAATTTTGGCACAATAAAAGAGTTTTTTTCATCGCTGTGGGAAAATATAAAAGGGATATGGGGAGCAGTTTCTGGTTGGTTTAAGGATAATGTAATAACTCCATTGGTAGGATTTTTTTCGCCTATTGTGTCTAAAATTACTGGTTTTTTTAAGGCATTGTGGTCTGGTATACAGGAAGTTTGGAAGAGCGTATCTGGATGGTTTAGCAAATATGTAACAACACCAATAGTGACTGTATTTAATGCAGTTAAAACAAGGGTGCAACAGGTGTTCCAAGGGCTTTGGATTATCGTGCAAGCGATATGGAAAGTTGCCTCTGGCTGGTTTAAGACATACGTTGCAACGCCTATATCTACGGTGTTTAATGTTGTAAAAACAACAGTAGGTGGAGTATTCAAAACATTATGGGGCGGAATAAAAAGCGTTTGGAATGGTGCTGTTAGCTGGTTCAAGAAAATAGTTGTTACACCATTAGAGTTAGCGTTCAAAGGATTAAAAACCATTGGAAATATATTCTTAAGTGCATGGAATGCAATTAAGGGTGTTTGGAATGGTGCCGTTGGATGGTTTACAAAGTATATAACAAAGCCGCTACAATCGGCATTTAAGGTAGTAACTAAAAATGTAGGTGGATTTTTCACATCATTATGGAGTGGAATTTGTAAAGGCGTAGCATCTGCATTTAACGCAGTCATAACAGGAATTGAAACGGCAGTAAACTGGATAGTGGGAGCAATAAACGGTATCATTGGTGGTTTTAACAAAATCGTGAGCGTTGCCGCAAAGATTGTTGGTGCAGACTGGAGCGGAGTGTCTAAGCTAAAAAAAGTTAAGATGACGAAAATTGATGTCAATAAATTTGAAAGCGGTGGATACCCTAAGAAAGCAAACTTGTTTTGGGCTAACGAGTATGGAAAGCCTGAGTTGGTAGGTAGACAAGGAAGTAAGACGGTGGTTGCAAATAACGATCAGATCATCAAAGGTGTTTCCGAAGGTGTATCAGATGCGGTATACAATGCAATGAATCCAGTTTTGACAGGATTAGCAATTGCAGTAAACAAAATGAATGAAAGCAAAAATGGCAATGCACTTTATGTTGAGGGTGTATCTGATGGTGACATTGTAAAAATTGTAAAAGCCGAAAACGATCAATACAAGAGAACCCACAATGGAAATCCATTATTTGCGTAAAGAAAAAGGGCAGAAATATTCTGCCCTTTTATTTTTTAAGAATGAGAGGTAGTAATAATGGCAGGATTTGTGTTAAGCAAAGGTCTTGTAATGATAGCGACAGGATATGAAAACGGTGAATACAAATATACAAAGTTAGATAAATTTATTGCGGCAGACAATTTATCTATCACACCGGGAAGAGCGCAAGACTTGGACAGTTATGTAAATGCAAATGGATACCTAAAAAGAAATGTTTTGAAACATATGAGAGATGGAATATCGTTTAGTACACCTTATATGTCATATAGCAAAATGAGAGAATTTGTATCACTTTTGAAAAAAGGAATGAAACAGCCAAAATGTGCATCACTACCAGAGAAAAAGGTTAGAATTGCATACTTTAACGAATGGGAAGATGACTACGATCATGGTTTTTTCTATGTGCCAGATATTGAATGGAAATATGGTGGAACATATAATGGAGAGCCAACATATCAACCGATAACAGTAGAATTTATAGAGTATTAAAGATCGAGGTGATACAATGCTTAAAATTACAGAGGATCAGAAACGGCCATTTTATCAATCCGGGTATTTCAAAAATTACAAATTTGCTTTTAGGGATGTTGGACTTACGATTGATAACGAAACGCTGCACCAAGAATCTGTGACAATAAAGGAATCAATTTGCGATGATGAAGATTTGCAACTTGGTGGTTGTGTCGCATCATCTTGTGAGTTTGAGGTTTCTGAAATCTTAGACACAGATATTGCAGGATTAGAGTTTACAGCTACGATAGAAGCAAGAGATGCAAGTGACAATATCATTTCTAGCGTTCCAATGGGCGTATATAGGGTCTTTTCTGCAAAACTTGTAAATGACACTGATTATAAGAAAGTCGTTGCGTATGATGCTCTATATGATGCAGGCGTTGATGTGTCAAATTGGTACAACAACTTATTTCCTGTATTGGCAACGCAAAGAGTATATGTAACTGGAGCATTAGAAGATGTGTGGAAACATGGTGAATACTCTATTGATTCTAGCGGAAATGCAGAGCCGTCTAAACTTGGAGTATCAGCAGATGAAAATCAAGGAATGACATATCTTGATACAAGCACAGGAAAGCTGTATCAGTCTATATCTGTAAATACTGGGCAAGAAGAGGAAGTATACCATTGGACAGAAGTATATCAATGTGAGAAAAATTATAGAGATGAAGAGATTTATAAAAAAGTTACTGTAAAAGAGATGAGAGAATCTCTATTAAAACATTTGGGCATTTTATACGAAGTGCAAGACCTGCCAAACGACACAATGCTTGTAGAAAAGACTGTAGAGCCGTCAGAGGGGAGTTTGACAGGAACAAGCATACTGAAATACCTTTGCGAAGTAAACGGTGGATTTGGACGGATTAACCGCACTGGAAAGTTTGAGGTACTTATTCTTGGTAGCATGGGACTGTACCCAGAAGAAACATTGTACCCAGAAGAAGATCTGTATCCAATGAGCGGATCTGAAAACTATGAATATTTTGGAATGTCAGATGAGGAAGAACGGCCTGAATTTAAGAATACAACTTACGAAGAATATATTGTATATTCCCCAACTTGTATTACAATAAAAGGAGATTCAGATGATTACGGAACAACAGTAGGTGACAACACAAGTAATCCGTATGTTCTTAGCGGAAACATACTTCTTTACGGAAAAGGAGTAGAGAGTCTGCAAGAGGTCGGGAAAAACATCTTAGAATATTTGCAATATGTATCTTACAGACCAAACACAACAACCTTGCAGGGATTACCGTATATGGAAGTTGGAGATATGTATTCTTTGGACAAACAGAACGATTCTGTAGACAGCTATATTTTTAGCAGAACATTGTCGGGAGTGCAGGCTTTATCTGATGAATATGTATCAAAGGGTAGCGAGAAAAGAACAAATGATCCATCGGTAAATAGTGAGATAACACAGTTACAAGGAAGAACTCTGAAAATCAAAAAGGACTTGGATGTATACAGTATTGAAATGACTAATATTGCAAAAAATACATCTACGAAATTCGAGCAGACAGATTCTACCATTGTTCTTAAGGTGGATAACAACGGTAATTTGTCTCAAGTAGAATTGAGCGGAGATCCTAACGAGGGTACAGTGTTTAAGGTGACGTCAAACAACATTGAACTTTCTGCTGATGATGTCTTAAATTTATTATCTGGTGGAACAATTGACATACAAGCAGGCGATGGTATTACTATATCAAGTCCAAACTTTACATTGAGCAAAGAAGCAATAAACATTATTACTGATAATTTTACGCTTGACGAAAACGGATCAGTTATTGCAAATGACATAACAATAACTGGTGGAAAATTACAGATAAAAGCAAAAGAAGATATTCCATATATTGAAATGGAATTGGAAGATGAAAATAGCGAAGAAAGTGTATCTGCTGGAATGTCACCAAGTGGAAGTTTTAATACAGGCGTATCATCTACTTGGGAAGAAAGAAGCTCAAGTGGATTGCTGACTTACTACAGAACACTTGTGTCTACAGAAAACAAAAATGGATCATGGGCAAGCAAAGTTGTAAAACAATATAGAATATCAGATAAAGACACATGGAGTACGGAAACAGAATATCCAGAAGCAACTATAAAATACGTATCTCTTTCTGGAGAAAAAATAAGCACGTTTACTTCTAGTAAAAATAGTAGCTACTTTCAGTGCGATGTTCCATTTTTTACGGAAATTGATTTGATGAATGATACTGACACAAAGTTTACGCTTGCTGATGGTTTTACATCAAATAGCGACTATTGGAATTATTTCAAAATGGTTGGAGCAATGGTGCAGTTATGTATAGATGTAAGAGGTACACTTGCTAAAAGTGCATGGACAACGGTTGCAAAGTTTAACCACCAAGCATCGTTTGCAGGAATCAATTTAACACCAAAAGGATCAGATACGACCAATACAAGCATATTATATCCAATTGTAACAAGCCGAACAGGTAGCGGAAATAATGCTGTTGCAAGACTTGTGATAAAGCAAATGGAAGTAGGCGGTATAAAAATTGATGAATACTATACAGAGGTGCAAGTGTACCAGTATGGTGATACAGATGCAACGTGGGCGCAAATAAACATGACATATTGTATAGATGTGTCAACATTGACGGAATAGGAGCGTGAATTATATGGCATATACGAAAGTAGAATACACACCAGTAAACTGGAAGAACAAGTCAGAGGGGCTGTTGACTCCACTTGGAAAAAAGAATCTAAATGTTATGGATGAGGGAATTTCAAAGATTGCGGAACAGTTGGATGAAGTGTATCGCTCATTTGCAGAAGAAATAAGCAAAATACCAACAATGCAGACAAAGGTTGATGAGTTTGAAAGTACAATATCAGCACTTAATAGTACCGTGACTACATTAAATTCAGACTTTACAACTGTAAAACAAAATGTTGATACATTGAGTACAACCGTCACAAGATTAAATAAAAGCGTACAAGATAATGAATCGGCTATAGGACGTGTAACTGTTGAAGTGTCAAATGCTCTTGTTCAACCAAGGCTTATTAAAGCAGAAATACAAAATGGTGATGAATTTGATTTCTATGATTTTAGCAAAACAGTTGCACTTATTGTAAAGGGACATGCGAAGTTTGGAAATTCAACATCCGAATATTTTTATGAATTTATTCCATTTCAGGAAAAAGGAGTTTTCCCGGCAAAGATAGTGCCGCTTTTGATTAAAAGTGGAGTTACTGGTGTTGGAATTGACAGCATGGAAAATCCGTCAAATTCTGTAACAATTGGGTATAGAATAAGAATTAGAATAACTCCAGATGAAAATACAGGAACGGTTACTGTGTCAGAATATAGTGTAAAACCTAGCACTGTTGGAGCAAATGTAACAAAAAGCAGTTTTGATTTGTACGTACTTGAAACATCAAATTAAGAATGTGAGGTAACAGCATATGGCATACACAAAGGTAGAATATAATCCTGTAAATTGGAAGAATAAGTCCGAGGGACTTATAACACCACTGGACAAAAGAAATCTAAACAACATGGATGGTGCAATAAAGACTTTAGCGGATTCTCTTGATGTTGCATACAATGAATTAGATACAAAGAAATTGTCAGTAGATGGAAGTTATAAGATCATTTCCGAAACGCCAACATGGGATGAAAAGACTGGAATTTTAAGATTTAAGTTTTATGACGGAACAGAATTTATGGTGGATTTTAATGTGGAAAAAATCCCAGTATCTTTTTCCATGAATGAAAAAGGTGTAATCACAATGACAACGGAAGATGGCACAAAATGGACTGCTGACATTGGAAGTTTGACACCAAATTACGTTTATGATGATAATGAAAGAATTGCAGTCACAACAAGTAAAGCAGAAGATGGTAGCACTCATGTAAGTTTTGATTTGAAAAAAGGAAGCATTACAAATGATTATTTAGCAAATGATTATCTAGCTTCTATAATTGCGGAGACTGTAAAGGCACAGACTGCATCTAGTGACGCCAAGAAATCAGCAGACAGTGCAAGTGAAAGTGCTAGTAATGCGGCATACGATGCAAAATTGGCACAGTCATACGCTATTGGCGGTAGTGAAATAAGAGATGGCGAAGATTTAGATAATGCTAAATATTATGCAAACGAATCGAAGAATCAAGCAAAGAATGCTACTGATTATGCAATATCAGCTTCTGCAAATGCAACTGCGGCCAAGAAATCAGCAGACAGTGCTAGTGAAAGTGCCAGTAATGCAAGTGCAAGCGCAAAAACTGCAACAGATGCGGCAACATCTGCGAATACAAGCGAGACAAATGCCAAGAAGTCAGCAGACAGTGCGTCTAACAGTGCGACATCTGCATCGTTGAGCGAGACAAACGCTAAGAAGTCGGCAGACAGTGCAATCACAAGTGCAGCTTCTGCATCTAACAGCGCAACATCTGCAAGTACAAGTGAAAACAATGCAAGAGTATCAGCAAACAGTGCAAGCACAAGCGCAAGTAGCGCAAGCACAAGCGAGACAAACGCTAAGAAATCGGCAGATAGTGCAGTCACAAGTGCAAACAACGCAAGCACAAGCGCAAACAACGCAAGAACAAGCGAAACAAATGCTAAGAAATATTATGAGCAGACAAAAAGCATATCTGAATCATTTGCAGGAACACTAAGACCAAAGGGAACGGTTACTTTTGCGAATTTACCATCTGTAAGTTTAGCAGAAACAGGTGATATGTATAATGTATCTGATGAGTTTACAACAACTACAGATTTTGCAGAGGGAGCAGGAAACACAATACCTTTAGGGTCGAATGTATATAAAAATTCTGATGGGAAGTGGGACGTATTAGCAGGAAGCCCGGTTACAGGAGTAAAAGGGAGCGAAGAAACAGCATATAGACGTGGAAATGTAAATATCACAAAAGAAAATATAGGACTTGGAAATGTTGACAATACAGCAGATAGCGAAAAAAGAGTTAGCTACGCTACGAGTGCAGGAAGTGCCGATAGTGCTACGAAATCAAGTAACGATTCTGCCAATCAAAAGATTACATCAACATATATCAAGGGTGTAGGGATTAAAAATCATACTGTTACAGTTACAAAAGGAGATGGAACGTCATCATCATTTGAAGTACCTGATACGGACACAAACACAACCTATAGTCTCAAGAAAACAGGAAGCAAGATACAGCTTGTTGGCAGTGACGGAAGTACAACGGAAGTCACTGATGATAACACGACATATGACTTGGATGAGATGATAAACGCCCTGCCTGTAGGTACGGATGACCCTGTTGATAATGATTACTACGTATCACAGTATGCAGACGGTGGAACAAGTAACACTAGATATTATCGCAGACCTGTTAGCAAGTTATGGAATTATATCAAATCTAAACTTTCTACTGTAGCGACTAGCGGTAGTTATACAGACTTGTCTAATAAGCCGACTATAGGCAACGGTAAGGTTACGGTCAATCAAAACGGTACGACTAAAGGCACATTTACCATGAATCAGACAGGCGATACTGTTATCAATCTTACCAACAGTGATACAAACACCAACACATGGCGTGACGTGGTAGACAGTTTGGACAGCACGAGAACCGATGCTAGTTTGAGTGCAAATCAAGGACGTATATTAAATGGCAAGTTTGCTGGTTATCTACCATTGCATGGTACAGCCGACATCGCTACATCAGTAACGGATTATGGCGATACAGCAAAACATATACAAATTGGATTTAGTGGTGCTGGTATTACAGGTGACGATATTAAGTATATTGCAGGATATACAAGTGGCGATGGCGGTAATCTATCCGCTAAAATCAAGGATATATCCAAAGACGCTCTGAAATCATGGCTCGGTCTTGGCTCTAGGGCATATGATTCCACTAACTATCTGCCGTTGAGCGGTGGTACAATTACGGGGAAAATTGTTAAAAATACGAATGGTTCATGGATAGGCGATAGAGATAGGGCTGTTGTGTATTCTATGTATCCGGGAGATGACAGCTATGGTTGTGTAGCATGTATGCCTACAAAGAATGGTTCATGGTCAATGGGTAATTTAGGTGGAGTGGAACACTTAATATTTAACTATGCTCCAGATGCAAATTATAGTGCCAATAAAAACGAAACCACTCATGTGTACTTGCGTCCAGTTGAAGGTACAATTGCTCTTACCAGTGATATTCCGACATCTCTTCCTGCATCTGATGTATACGCATGGGCAAAGGCTTCCAGCAAACCAAGTTACTCTTGGAGTGAAATCGGTGGTAGACCCACTACTCTTAGCTCTTTTACCAATGATTCAGGATTCATAACTGGAATAAGTAAGAGCTCGGTAACAGACGCACTTGGTTACATCCCTGCAAGGATTCGGTCGACAACATATAATGGTACAATGGGGACAAGTGCAGGAGATGGCGGAAGAATCGGAACTGCAAGATTTACAATACCAAATGACAAAAGTGGAAAGTCTGTAAGAATAATACATCTTGAATCAAATTACAGCCTCACCACTTGTAGCTCACCATCTACAAGCGGAACAACTGTAACGGTCAACGTACACTCCGATACAATCACGAGCGGAAATCCATCTTTTGGCGGTAGAGTATTGTATGTGATTGAGGGCGAATTTTAGAAAGGAGACTAATATGTATACTATAGCAATTGATGATAACGGATATTATAAGTTAGGGGATGGAAACCTTGTAGAGGTCAATGATATCCCAAATGTATATCCATTAGAACGACTGATGGCGTATAAGTACAATGAGAATACAAAAATGCTTATACTAGACGAAGAGAAACAAAAGGAAATTGATGAGGAAATAGGCTATATAGATAACACTGACAAGCCGACACTGGAAGAACGACTAGAAGCAATGGAAAGTCTCATGTTGGATATGTTATCAGCAGATGGGGGTGAGTTATAATGACAAGCAAAGCAATTATTACATTTTACATATATCAGATACAGTTGGAAAGAATTACAATTGATGATGTCCCTGTAAAATACAGGAAAGATGTTGAAAAAGCGTTGAATGATGTCGGAAAATGATGATTCCTTGACAGTTTGCAAGACCAAAATTGTGAGATAATGATTATGCCGAAAGGCAATCAAGTTTCGGTGGGGACAGGGTTTAATTGGCGTTGGCTCTGTCCCTATTGACACTATCGAACAAATGTTCTATAATGGGTGCAACGCTACCAGTGGACTTGCAGGGAGGTATTTCATGGGAGAGGATGAGATAAAAAGAGAACTCATAAACTTGATAGCAAAATGCGATGATATACATTGGCTAAAAACCATATATGTATATGTAAAGACGTTGATCGGCTAAAATGAAAAGCCACGGATTTTGAATTATTTCAGTCCGTGGCTCTTTTTTTATTTATTGGAGATAGAATCAATCAGCTTTTCAAGTACATCCCATTCTGATTCATCTAATTGTGCGAGTGCAGATACAAGCCTATGCTTAAAATTATCTTCACCCGACTTTTGGATTTTGCCAAGCATTTCAGAAATTTGTTCATCTTTTGATCTCTCGATAAACATTTCTCCGTTCCCTGTTCGCAACCATTCTTCGTTTACAGAAAATTCATTACATATCAATGCAATTGCTGAATCGCTTGGAACACTTCTGCCCATTTCATATGTGGCAACAGTATTCCGTTTTACCTTTATTTTGTCTGCAAACGCTTGTTGCGTTAGTCCCAAAGCGTTTCTGATTTCTTTTATCCGCTGGTTCATGGTAGCACCCCCTTTCTTTAATTGCATAATAACACAAAATGTTGAAAAAATCAACAACAACATATTGACAAATGTTTTAGAATGACGTATAATTGTTTTATAGTCAACAGAAAAGAGGTGAGAACATGGAACAGATTAAAGTTTTTGAAAATTCAGAGTTCGGAGCAATCAGAACGGTAACGGACCGAGTAAATAGTGTTTGGTTCTGTGGAAGTGATGTTGCAAAAGCACTTGGTTACGAAAGAGGCGCAAAGGCTGTAGCGGATCATGTGGATTCAGAAGATAAACATGATGTCCCAATTCGGGATTCCATCGGTAGAATGCAAAATACCGCATTTATCAATGAATCGGGATTGTATTCCCTGGTCTTGTCGAGTAGGCTTCCGACAGCAAAGAAATTTAAGCGTTGGGTAACATCCGAAGTTCTTCCGTCAATCCGTAAGAACGGTGGATACATAGCAGGTCAGGAAAATATGTCAGATGACGAATTGATGGCAAAGGCACTTTTGGTAGCACAAAACAAAATTGCCGAAAGAGACAAGCAGATAGAACGAATGAAGCCGAAAGAGATATTTGCTGATGCGGTAAGTGCTAGTAAGGACGCAATATTAATTGGAGACCTTGCTAAACTTATAAGTCAAAACGGATACCGCATAGGACAAAATCGTTTATTTGATTGGCTAAGAAATAATGGGTATTTGATTAAAAGCGGTTCTTCAAGAAACAGACCTATGCAAAGGTATGTAGAACAAGGACTGTTTGAAGTCAAAGAAACGGCAATAAACATGCCGAACGGAAATGTCAGAACGGCTCTTACTACTAAAGTCAGCGGAAAGGGTCAGCAGTATTTCGTAAATAAATTTTTGAAAGGAAGTGAATAAATGAGCGAGAGAGAAAAGGATATTGTGAAGAAGTTGAATGAAGCAATCCCTAAGATGTCAGATTTTGACAAGGGATATATTCTTGGCAAAGTCGAGAATATGGCTGAAAAGAAAAAAGATTCCAAAGAATCAAAAAAAGAAAACAAATAGGAGGTGGCGAAAAATGTTTAGACTTGCCCAGACACACAAGAAAACAATTATTTTAATTCTTGCCATCTCACTTATATGTTGTAACTCAATGGCTTCTGCAAGGACACGAAAAATTAAGGTGTCCAATGCAGAATTGAAAAGGCAGGGAATGAAGAAACCTATGAAGATGTATACGCAGGACAACGTAGAACTGCTTGCTAAGCTGATAATGGCAGAAAACGGTCATGCAAAGCATGATGAAACGCTATGGCTTACTGGAGTTGTTGTTTTGAATCGTGTTAAGTCTAAGCAGTATCCGAACACGATCAGAGGCGTTATATATCAACGTGGTCAGTATTCAACAGCAAAAAAACTTGGAAATGTGAAACCGTCAACCAGGGCTTTGGAAATAGCAAACGAACTGTTGATACAGGGAGTTGGAGATTATCCAAAGAATCTAGTGTTTCAGTCTATGTTTCCGCAAGGAAAGAAAACATACAAGGTGATTGACGGTGAGTATTTCTGCCTTGCGTAGAGAAAGGAGATGATTGAATGTGGATTGATCCATTTTGGGCAGGGGTTGCATCTACGATATTCGTAGAACTTGCACTAATTGTAATTAGTGCATTTGTTACCAGCCATAAGAAGTAGGGGGTGCATGAGTTGGCTAAACAGTCAAAAAAGCTGACAAGGGAACAGAAAAGAGTTGTAACCAATCATTATATGAGCGTAAAAAAATGGCGGCTTATAAAAGAAACTGACTTTTATCTGTACCTGTCAAATATAGACACAGGAAAGCAAAAAATAATATGTAAATATTGAGAAAGTGAGGAACTGATTATGGTAATTACAGATTTGAATTTATTGAGCGTTGAGGAATTAGAGACGATTGCAAATGTTTTGGGAGTGTTTACAGTGATTGAGAATGGACGGATTGTCGGTTTGGAAAGAGAGGGAAATGATGGGAGATAATAAGAAGATTGTTTGTTGCGTGGATGAGGTTCACGCAAAGTATGTTGAACTGAAAACAAGAATTGATATTTTGAAGTCAATACTTGAAAAAGATGATTATATATCTGAAAGTATGCTGTTCCACGTTTTAGGTATTTATGATTTTGTACACGATCTTAGGAGAAAAAGGAAGGAGGAAGAAGAAAATGAAAAAAATTGAGATCAAGGCGTTACGCCTTGAAAACTTTATGAGTTTTGTAGGCGAACATATTATTGATTTTGGAGACATTACAAATGTATTCGGAAGAAACGCCACAGGGAAAACTACAATCAAACGTGCAATTCAGTATGTTCTCGGAATAAAGGGAGAAGATGGCAAAAAAATAACAGGTATTATTTCACACGATTCAGAGGGAAATGATATTGCAGATGGTGCCAGTGTAGAAATCACATTGAGCATTGATGATGATACCTACACCTTGAAAAGAGAGTTTTTTAACACATACTCAAGAAAGGGAGAGCCTACAGGAACTGCAACAGATTGTTATGTGGATGGTGTAAACAAAAAACCAACAGAGTTTTCTAAATGGATTGCAGATAACATATTACAGGTGGATGCCTTGCAATACTGCATGAATGCAAATTCATTTTTTTTACAGGATTCTGTTAAGCAGCGTGCAATTTTGGAAAAGGCATTTTCTAAAAGCAAAGACGCAGAAATCCTTAAAACAATTAAAGACCATGAATTGATTGAGGATTTATTAAAAAATGGAACAGTCAGCGAGATAAAAAGCACTATAAACAAAAAGATTTATGGCGGACGTGGAAGAAGTGCAGAAGTCGGGCTAAGACAGCAGGAAGACCAAATTGAGCCTAAAATCAAAGAACTGGAAAGCCAAAAGGTAGATGAAGATTTTGCAGAACTGGAATTGCAAAAGGCAGACCTGCAAAAAAGATTGTCTGATATCGAGAGCAAAATTTCTGGCGATAAAAATGATTTGTTGGAAAGAAAATCTGACAATATTATGCGTCTGAAATTTAAGGCGAATGATATTTTACGTTCTGCGAGCGAAGATTTGATGAACAAACGATCAGAATTGTCAAGGAAATTGGCAAACTATCACAGAAGTGCTAGTGATGCAGAAGAAACGCTGCATGATAGTTTATGTGATATTGAAAAAACAAAGAATGCAATAGAAAAATTGCGAAAGGAATGGGAACAAGTAAACAATATTTCTTTTGCCGAAGATAATGTTTGCCCAACCTGCGGTAGACCTTATGACGATGATAGAGTAAAAGAGATTATCGAAAAACAGAAGAAAGCAAAGGAAAAGGAATTAAGCCGGATTGAAAATGATGCAGAAAAGGAAGAAATAAATCTAAAAGAGCATCAGGCATTTTCTGACGAATATGCAGAACGATTGCAAGGATTGAAAGATGCAATTAAATACATGGAAGATGAAATTGCAAAAATGCCATCAGAAGTTGATATGACAGGCAACAAAGAATATACAGATCTTCTGAAACAGATTGAGGATGAAGAAAAGGAAATTGATTCCATGAAAAATGTATCTTCTAAAACAGTTGCACTAGAGGATCAAAGAGACAAGATGCTTGCGGAGATTGCGAAAGTAGATAAAAGACTTTCTTCTGCCGAATGGAATGAGAACATTGACTCCAGAATTGAGGTTTTGGAGAAACAGAAAGATAACCTTGAAATCGAGATAGCACAGAAAGAAAAGGTGTTATACGTATTATCAATGTATGATCGTGCAAAAAACGAATGCCTTGAAAATGATGTAAATGAAGCATTTTCTCAATGCAGTGTTCGGCTGTTCCGAGAACTTGTCAATGGAGATACAGAGCAGTGTTGCGAGATACTTTACAACGGAGAACCTTATAGCAGAAATCTTAATTTAGGTTTTACGATGTTGACGGAAATCGAAGTATGCCGGGCGTTTCAAAATGCTTATGAAGTAACTATGCCGATTATTGTTGACAACATGGAGAGTTTAGACGAAGAACGATTGCCAAAAATAGACGGTCAATTTATTTGTATAGCAAAAACAGAAGATGATGAACTTGTTGTATTTGCAGATGGAGGTAAAACATATGGGAATTAAAGGATATAAAGCGTTTGGAAAAGAGCTTATATGCAATCCTGATGGGATTGCAAAGCAATACAAAGAACATACGACTTTCGAGGAAGATGGGGATGTTGATTTAGGACCATGCAGAAAGGGAGTCATGCATTTTTGTGAAGATCCGTTTGATGTCTTGAGAGCTTATCCGTTAGTTAATTCAGATGGAGAAATAACAGAATTTGCAGAAGTAGAAGCTGTTGGTGATGTTCGCAACTACAAAAATCAATCTATCACGAACAAATTGCATATTGGAGCAAAGCTAAATCTTAAAGGTTTTGTTAAGGCTTGCGTAGATTTTACAATCGAAAAAACAAAATTTGAGATAGACAAAGATAGCGATTCTGATATTAGCAGTGGAGATTACACACAGATCGGTAGCAGTGGAGATTCCGCACAGATCGGTAGCGGTGGAGATTACGCACAGATCGGTAGCGGTGGAGATTACGCACAGATCGGTAGCAGTGGATATTCCGCACAGATCGGTAGCAGTGGAGATTACGCACAGATCGGTAGCGGTGGAGATTACGCACAGATCGGTAGCGGTGGAGATTACGCACAGATCGGTAGCAGTGGATATTCCGCAAAGATCGGTAGCAGTGGAGATTCCGCACAGATCGGTAGCGGTGGATATTACGCACAGATCGGTAGCAGTGGATATTCCGCA